CTTGGTGTGTCAGCATCCTGAGCAAGCTCAACACGTTGAATAAGACAATTCCAAGGGTGTGCGCGAAACACAGAATCACGTACGAAGTCGAAACGCTGATTCAGGATTCGCGCAGCCTTACTGTCCTCAGTGAGTGAGATTATGTTTGATGCACCAATCTGATTCAGCGCACTGTTACATATATCAACCACTGAAGACATCAGCCTCTCCCTAGATTAAAAGGGGGCATCGCTGCCCCTATTTTAGTCTACTACGTATGTGACAATGAACGACAGATCGCCGCCTGTGTCACCAGCAGCATCAAACTTCAGGCCTATGAAATATTGATCCACAGGGTCTGAAGATTCTCCAGCATCCTGCCATACTTGCTGGCCCATCTTGTTGATGTCCCTGGCTTCAAAGGCAACCTCTGTTCCAGTTGTCACCGCCGCTCGTAGATCAGTGATCGCGCTTGCATAGCAATCATCATCTTTCGCGGTCACGTTTCCATCACTGGTGTAGAGACCAACGTCACAAGTGTTGGTTGATCCTGAGTCCAGATCATCATTGAACAGCTTGATACTGATCACTGCTGCATTGGTTGGCACAGGAGCCAGCATCACAGTGTCTGAAGCACTAAGATCACCAGAGGCTAGGGCAATCGTGCCGCAAGCAACACGCATTGACCCAGTTAGCTGATGAACCGGGCTCATCACCATTGGGTCGGCAACAAAATTCGATGCCAGAGTTTGGTTTACATTAGCCATGTTTCATATCTCCTTATGCTGATTCGTCACAGTCGATCTGAACAACTTTCTCTTCTTCCATCCGGGTAGACCCAAATGTTGCACAGTAATAGACCTGTGTTGAGTAAGACTTGTCAGCGCGTTCATCAATTTTTGCCATCACATCTTTGCCGACAGCCAGCTTTACGCCATCTTCAGCCCACGCAAAGCATGAGCGAATATTACCGCTCTTCGACAAACGATTAGTCACATGGAAGGTGAATCCTAAGAATGTATTTATTTCACCCTGTACCAAAGCTTTCACCGTATTGAAATCACTCGATGTAACGGTTGTGCTATTCAACAAAGCCTCTATCTGGTCAGGCCCAACCGCGATATGACGTGTAATCGACGGATCAACCGATGCGAGATCAAGTATCTTCTTGGTTTGAATGAGTTTCGCTAGAGTCAGGTCAGTACCGCCGTTGGCGATCTGATGTCCAGCCAGCATCGTTGTGCTGCTAGCTCCAGACTTACCTGTCTTAGATGTACCGATTGCTGCCTCGATGATTGCATCATCCATCGCCCTGCCCATCGCAGCAGCAGCCGCCAGAGCATAGGTTGATGTCGGATCAATCAGTAAACGCACCTTATCAGCGTCATCAATCAGATCAGCCCACTCATAGCTCTCCATTGTCACCATCCGGCGAGAGTGAGGAGTCTCCACCAACGGAGTGTCGCCATGACGCGATGTACGCTTCACAGCAGCGGCTGCACCGACTTGATCAAAGAATGCTTTTTCACCTGTAACTGATTCCTCAGATACGGCGCCACGCAACAAAGACCCACGCTGTTGAGATAATAGCTGGACGTTGCTGCTAAATTGCTGCACGAATGCAGTTGAGATTTGTGTAGACATAACTGTCCCCTTCCACTTAGCTAGAAAAAAACGCCTCTCGCTACCCTGTGAAACAGGACGATTATTTATTCAATTGTAAACAGTACGCTGTCAACGCCAGGGGCTTTCGCTTTTCCTGGTTTCTTCACCTTTCGTGATGGTGGGTCATTGGGAGCTTTCGCTTTATCTTCAGACTTCAAACACCACTCAAGATTCTTCTGTGCTGCCGATAATGGATCATCCATCACAGAACCTGTTGCATGCTGAAGTGTAACCCGTAAAACCTCAAGTTTAAACTCAGGACTACACATTCAAAATTTCCCGGAACTTCATCGCTTCCTGAACATACCAATCATGCTCAGGATGTCGAGCGTCCCAGTACGGAGTTCCGTTAGCAGTCAACTCAGATACTTTATCACGGGCTTGCTCAGGAGTTAAGCCCCCTGAAAGCTTCACGCCCTCAAGAGTGTCCTCGCCCATCTTTTCCTGCATGAAAGAGCCGATGTTAGCCAGGAGCCGAATGACATTCGGATTGTCGCCTAGGTAGCTGCCATCAGCCATCTGAAGCTCAAGTATTTCAAGATCTCCAAACTCACTGACGACTCCGTTACCAAGATTAAGTTTGTCGTCAAACGCCTGCCCATACTCAGACCGCAGCTCTTTTTCTACGTCCTTGATGTAAGATTCATAGTTTGAAACCTCAGACTGAGCGCCTTGTGCCGCCATGTCATTCCACTGATCAGCCAGCTTCTGTGCCTGCATCTGAGTCAGCCCAGCCGCATGAGCGGCACTTGCGAACCAATCAACCATGCCCTGATCTGTTTGCTCACCCTCTGGGATGTTGTGGACTATATTGTATTGCTCCGCTGATTCTGGAGCGCCGAGTCTGCGATAGACCTCGTTCCAATCCTCATCGGTCGCATGTTTACCAGGGATTGCTACCTTATCAGCACCAATCATCGACTGAGCATGTACATAGCTTTTGGCAAGCGCACCAATATCATTGATGTGCTGCAAAGATTTATGACCTCTAATCTCTTCTGGGATAGAGCCTCTCCAATCCTCTACAGACTGAGCTACCTCTGGAGCATCTACCTCAGAGACTTCAGCTACCTGTTCTTCACTCATCAGTTTGTTCCTTTCTTGTGTTATCAGACAGCATGGATTGTAAAAACAGAACAACTGTGCGCTGCCCCTCACAGTAAGCCTGTTCATTAGGATCAGTCGAAAAAGTAGTGCCAAAGATGTGGAATCTTTTTTGCAGATCATCCAGAACAACAGCACCATCGTCAGTCTTGAATAGAGCCTGGTAGCGTTCACGTAGATCTTTTGGAGTTCTCATCCAGGGGTCTCGTCCCACTTCAAGGTAATTGTGCCACTCACCTTTGATTCATTTGTGTCTTCTGGCTTATTTCGCAACCCACTGGGCGCTAGCTGCCGCACATACTTATCTTTCTGGTCAACCTCAACGCGCCTGCGCTGAACCTCTGCCATTGCAAGTTTTGGGTCTGCGGGAAGTGGCAGCTCAACAATGTCCATGATTTCATCACGCAGTACTTCAGCCTGTAGCGCACGAGCTCGTCGATACTCAACATACGCCTCCTCTGAATCCTGAACATGTCGTAACACTGTGCGCTGATTGGGAAACTCGTCAGACTGACAGATGCGGGTCAAACTTTTCCCATCAGCGATCTGTTCGCATATTTTTTTGAACTGAGCCTGAGTTACCCTGACTTTTCTGGTCATTCAACAGCCCTCACCATCGGCGCTGCATTCCCGGCTGCCTCTGCAAGCTGCATTAACTCCTGCTGCTGAGAGGCAGCAATCTGCTGCTCTTGTCTCCGAGACCTCATCTCCTGAACCTCCATGTCACCACGAACAGTGGTCGCAGGGATAGAAAGAGTCTTCAGGAGGTACTTAGCCAGCCCATCAACATCAATGTAGTCGAGTGCGCTCTGGTCGAGCTGGGCCAGTGGGCCAAACAGCTCCAGCATACGCAACGCCGACTGAATATCACCCTGCTTCTGTGCTTTCGCAAGCGGAGACACATACTCAATCTCGATCGGTGAGTCCTTCATAAAATCAGGAGCAGCAGCAAACGCTTTTTGCCTGACCATCAAGTTATAAACCCTGGTGATCAAAGGCTGCAGCAGCTCGGCCTGAAGGCGTCCGAGAACAGGTCCGAGCAGCCGCATCTTTTCCTCTGTACGCTGGACCACCTCTGTTGCGGTCATCTGTGGCCCCTGCGAGAGAATCAGTTGATCGACGTAGAAACCGCTGCGTATCGCTTGCCTACGCTGCTCTTCCATGTTAAGACCAAGAGGATTATTCGCTCCAATATTTAATGGCTCGATACGATCTCTGGTTCCGCTTCGATAAAAATTCAGACCACCAGGGACTGTCCGAATTGGCAGCATGAACCCGTCATCTGGGACCAATAGTGGTGGATCAACCTGCTTCTGTGCGGCCCTGATGGTGACTTCGCTCATTTTATTAATCATCTTGATGTCACTTAACACCGTCATCGCTGGGCTGCGACCATAGCCAATCTCAAAAGAAGCCTTCAAGAATCGAGGCGCTACATACGGAAACTCATCGAACCCAGACTCAGAGAGCACTGTTTTGGTTTTGGGATCAATGTAAACAGAAGCGAAAGGCTTGTTTATGGTGTCTACCCGCTGAGGATCTCTCTCATCCCGAGGATAAACCGCATGCACCAACCGGATTTTCTCGTAGGGGTTGGTTTCATTTTTCTTGATGACGGAGTTGTCCACAGCTTCTGCCCCGAACCTCTGGATGACCGCCCTGGCTGGCATGTGGAACTCTCGATAGACAGTGTCTACTCTTCCCTTGTCATCTTCTGAGAGAAATGTTTCACGGCAGTGTCGGGTCTGGAATCTGACCTGGTTGTCCTTATCCTGCTCAATAAACATCACCGCTGTACCAAAACAGATCAGGTCGTGGTAGAGCTCGTGAATTTGTTCCTGAAAGTTGGACCGCGCAAAAGCCAGATACATGTCATCCTCGACAGACTCCAGCCACTCTTTCGCGGTGTCGTCACTATCGAGATCTCGGTCCCGATATCTGAGAGAAAACCATCTAGTAGCCGAGTTAGTCAGCATTCCGTGAAGTGATGCGCTCAACAGTTCAGCGGCATGAATTGCCGTTGAGTCAAAGATCAACTCACTTCTCTTATCCCCGTCAGTACGCTTCTTTGTAATATCTGCTTTTCTTGGAACTACAAAATCAGCAATCTCTTGCCAGTGCGATTCCCAAACCTGGCGTTGCTGGTAAAGAGAGTCGAACCTCTTCATTAAACCGATTGCAAGATCATCAGCCATTTAGTTACCCAATAAGGTTTTTGATGACCGACCATTCGTTCCCTGAACGCTGGTGCGGATGCCCCTGGCTCTACGCCTCCTGAAGGAGTCAGTAGACTGAGCCATCTCTGATTCATTCATTGAAGGAGATGCTTCGGTACGGCTATCGATCCCAACTGCCTGCATTGCATCTCGCGCTGTTTTCTTGACCGGCTTCCCCATTGATTTTTTCTCCAGAAAAAAGGTAGCAGGAGTTCGCAACCTTGATCTGTTTCTGTCGCACCAAAGTGCATCAACAGATCCTTGTTTGCATTCTCCGCTAAGACCACATCACACCCCAACGCATATACCACACCACTGATGGTGTTCACAAGGTTGCGGGTAAAAAACCGCTGCTGATAGTTCTCGGCCACAAGCGCATGAATTACCCAGGTCTCAGGTTCATCGTCAACCCTGTAGAACCAAACGTAACCAGCAACGACGGCTTCATCGATTTCCCAACACTCGAAGACAAGCGCCTTATCGATATCTCGGGCATGCTCTTTGGTGGCTGGGTAGCCGATCTCGTACATCATTTCATAGAGCCGATCGCGGCTGCCTTCAACATCAATCAACTGAGCTCTAATCATTCTGTTTCACGCTGCCGAGCAGCGTTCTGGTGTAAATATTTTCTCCACTGTCGTCAGTCAGGCCTCTTGGACCAGTGACGATCGTTCTAGCTCTGCTCATCCTTTTCGGGTCTTGTAGCCTCTTTCTTGCTCGACTCGCTTCTCTGGTTTGAGCTGGCTTTACTGCGGGCGGGGGAGGAGGCGGCGGTGGAGGTGGTGGCAGAGGTGCTTTGGGTGTCAAAAATCCCATTACAAACTTACTCCGAGTGGGTTGTATTTGCTATCCGCAATCGCTTGCGGAGGCCTTTCATACTGCATCTTAGTGTCTTTAATGCCGACTGCCAAGTATCTGAAAGCATCTGCCGCATGGCTTGACCAATCGTGGACAGGCGTTGTCCGAAAGCTTCTAGCCTTTTCATTATACTTCCTGTGATACTGACGCAAACACTCAAGACCTTCCTTGCAGTTCGTGTGATCAAACCAGCACCTTGGGATAAGCATCTGCGCAGCATGAATACCATCCTCAAGCGGAAGTTTCGGAACGACTCGAAAGTTGATTCCAAGGTCATACGCAACCTCTCTCCTCGATTTCCCTGACCCAAGCTCTCTTACCTCAATATCATGCGGTGCATTATGAGCACCATAATAATAGCCTTTCTGCTGCAAGACCTGAGCATAGTGGGGCAACCCTTCATTCCTGTTCTCATAAAAGTCTATCACATGAACAGATCGTCCTACACTCTGGGTAAACCAGATCGCAGTCGAGTCCCCAATACCCAGATCCCACCAGGTTTCTACCTTGCTACTGGGATCATAGGGAACATCATTGATGCGACCCTTCTCCTGAAGTGCCTGTAACTCTTTACCAAAAATCGCACCCGCCACATTCGCAACCCAGGAACACTCAAACTCCTGCTCAAACTGGTCGCCTGTCATCATCTGCCTGGCAGCGTCTAGCTCTTCCTCATCCAAGATGTTGGTCTGACTCGCCTTATAAACAACAGTAAACCAGTCATCCTGCTTCTGAGCCGCGTCATACAGTTCAAAAAACGCATTATGACCCCTGGGCGTTCCAATAAATACGGCCCAACCCTTTCTGTCCGAAAGCGCCGGACGAATGATCTCCGGGAACAACGACTCTGGCATATCAGCCATCTCATCCAACACCGCACCATCAAGATATATCCCACGCAAGCTATCCGGGTTCTCAGCACCCAATAACTGAATACGCGATCCATTCGGCAAATCACACCGCAGCTCTGTCTCATGAAACCTCACCATCGGGATAGCACCCGCAAACTGCTTCAAATAATCCCACGCCACACTCTTTGCCTGACGATAAGTCGGAGCAATATAAGCAAACCTGGGATTCGGTTTACTGGTAAGCACCGCATCACGCAAAAGATGGTTAATAGCCATAACAGTCTTGCCAAACCTACGGTGGCATACCACAACGCTCCAGCGGGTGCTCTGTAAGCTATCGTGAAGCTCTCTCTGCAACGGTCTGGGTGAATAAGGGATGTGGATCTCAGTCAAGCAGACACTCTCCTCTAGGGCTGTTATACGCTACGACAGCGGCGGGCGGGTCTGGGGGGCATGGTATAGCTGCAAAACAAATGACCACCCCCCCTACTTTGACCAAATAATACTGTTTTCTGCACACAGAAAAACTAAGTCATTGTTTTTATTCAGAATGTTTTGTCGTATAACTAGTATTATGTTAAATCAAAGCTAAGTTTGGTCAATTTTTGTACAGATCCGTATGCGCGACTCCCGACAGGCCTCGTTGTATATATACCGCTCACAGAACAGAACCTTACCACAATCCCTTATGATTACTAACACTTGACAGTTACTGTCACAGCATTCATCCTTCGTCTGAGCTACAAAAAACGGAGGGAGTTATGCAGCTTAATGGGACAATACTCGGAGTCTACCGGGACGCCAGGCATCGATACAGCAACGATCGTTACCTCATCATTCTGAGCCAAGAGGATGACAAGGCAATACCTCTTTACACTCCGGTCCATCAACACACGCAGCCAGTTATCTGGAAAGATCTGGTTGGCAAAGAAGTTCAGTTATCTTACCGGCTGGTGAGATCTGACCTTATAATCGAGTCAATACAACTGGACGTTCAGTTCGGTAAAAAAAAGAAGTCAGCCGTAATCTCAATCAAAAAAGGTACTCAGCATGCATGACACAGAGAAAACCGCGCCACAGAGCTCCTATGAGCTCCTAGAGGCATCTTTTGCCCAGTACAAGGAAGAGCACTGCCTGGATAACGCATCTGTCGAGCTCGTCGCCATGTCGCGACCTGAGGTTATCGTTATCAGTATGTATCAAAGGTTACTGGAGGAGTTACGAAAATGAGTCAGGAAAAAGAGATTCTCGGCTATCTACAGAGCCGAGGGTCGATCTCACCACTGGAAGCATTGGAAGAGTTTGGTTGCTTTAGGTTGGCTGCAAGGATCGCAGACCTGAGAGCAAAAAAACACAACATCAAGACTTATGTGAGTAAGCGCAACGGCAAACAGTTCGCAGTGTATCGTTTGGAATAAGTTTACCGTAACTAAGCTAAACCTTAGTTAAACTAAGGTTTAACTTAGTTATAAAGCTTTTTATATAAATAGCTTTTTAAGTTTAGCTACTGAGCTAAACTACTCAGTTTAACTAAGGTTTAACTTAGCTACGCAAAGCGAAGCTTACTTATCCACAGGAAAATGTGTCAAGTATGTTTTTCAAAAGAGATCCAATACAGTTAATAGACGAAATGAAGATTTACATGCAACACTTTGATTTATCTGTAATGTTTATTTCAAGTGTTCCAAAAGGTTACCGAGCCTTAGAACCAGGCGAAGAACACTACGGAACGGTTATAGCTGTTCTCGAACGAGACAACACCAAAGCTCAAAACTGATATCAGCAAGGCCTCGAACATCTTCCAATTCAAAGCAATCTGAACCTACGCCCTGCCACTTGATAAATACTTGTATCGGCTTTCTATCTTGTCTCAGGATCAATACAGGTTGTTCACCTTGTTCACTTTGTTCACACGCTTGCAGCCAGAATCGCTTGATGTCGGCTGGCTTGGCTACTGCATAGCGCTTGCACTCGATCGCCCAACCTGGCAGCCCAAGTACATCAAAACCACCCTCAGCTGTTTGCATCAGGTTACGCTTGGCCTCGACTCCTAAGTGCTCTCTAATCAGGCTGCAAACCTCAAGCTCGAATTTTCGGCCTTTGCTACGACTGTTCATCAAAAGAATAAAAGTCGTTTGGCTGCACAGACCCTTGAGTAAGATCGTGAATCTTTTTCATAAACAAGGGGCTCGGGATCATTCGGTCAGGGTGTCCAGGGCGCAGACACCAACGCCTGACAACAGCGGCATGGGATGCACCAAGCAGCTCCGCGAGTTGTCCGTACGACATCTCATTCTGATTCTTGTATTCGTTTAAAGTCATGTCCGAAGTATAGGCGATTGACAGCTACAGTCAATTATTTTCACAGAGGGTGTTGACAGCATCTGTCACAGCAATTATTCTCGAGTCTGATTCATGCAAAACAGAGGAAAACGACATGAACACAACTACTGAATTTCAAATCTGGTGCAAATTGAACACAGCAACCATGGGCGCAGAAATGCAGAAGCGTTTCCTCAAGCCTGACGGCACAGAGCCGGAGTTCTTGATGGTGTCAGCATTAGAAAGCCTGGAAGACGCGCACACAGTCTTAGAACAAGAGCGCATTCCAGGAGAAGGATACATTTACTGGATCAAAGAGGTGGCGGCTTAAGCCGCTCATAGGGGGAAAAAATGAGATTAAATCTTGAAAGAATGTTTGATCGGGCTCGGAGCCGTGTACACAGCGTCTTCTATCATCAACTCAATGAGCTCGATGAGGCGACTTACGCCTTGCTGATTCGCAACCATCGGGCAACAGTAGCTCGACTCAAAGAAATTCAGGCGGGGAGAACATAGTGGGGCAGATCCTTTGAGGTACGCGACAGTCTGCTCAGGCGTTGAAGCCTGTTCCGTGGCGTGGGAGCCATTGGGTTGGCAACCAGTTTTCTTTTCAGAGATTGAGGACTTCCCATCGGAGGTTCTCAGCACACATTATCCAAGCGTCCCCAACCACGGCGACATGACAAATTTTGAGGATTGGAGTTATGAAAGGGGTGCAATTGACCTTGTTTGCGGAGGAACACCCTGCCAATCATTTTCCGTTGCAGGACTTAGAAAAGGACTCAGCGATGATCGAGGCAATCTTGCGCTCACTTTTTGCCGAATGGTTAAGCAGTTGCGCCCCAAATACTTCATCTGGGAAAACGTTGTCGGATGTCTGTCATCTAATGCCGGACGGGACTTTGGCTCCATCACAGGGGCGATGGCTCAATTCGGGTATGTATTCGGATGGCGTGTGCTTGACGCACAATACTTCGGAGTCCCCCAAAGACGCAGAAGAGTCTTTCTTGTTGGATGTGCTTCAGGACAGTCAGAGCATATCCGACAAATATTGTTTGAGCCAGAAGGCGGCAGAAGGAATTTTCCGCAGAGCGAAGAGAAGGGGCAAGACTCTGCCAGCAACGTTAGACAAAGCACTGAGGTCTTTGATTTCCAAAGAATTGGTGAATACGGAACCAAGGGCATAGGATCAACTTGCATGGCGCGAGACTATAAGGACTCAAAAGACTTGGTCGTTTACGAGTACCACGGCCACAATCCTCCTGCTGTTGCATGTGGCGTGAAAACAAGTCATACCAAATCTAATGGCTGGGGTATCCAAGAAAACAGAACTCATACTTTGGATGTGTCGGGGTCAACGCACACCGTGGCGACTGACATGATGGTGCGTCGGTTGACACCAATTGAAGTCGAACGGTTACAAGGTTTTCCAGACGACTACACAAATATTCCGTGGCGCGGTAAGACCGCACCGGATAGCCGTCGTTATAAGGCGATGGGAAACAGTATGGCAGTTCCTGTCATGCGTTGGTTAGGTCAGCGTATCGCTGACATTGAGGGAGGAATCAAATGAAAACAAAGCTTTTAATTTTGTTGTGTTTATCTGTTGTCGGTTGCAGCAACCAAACCATCAAACCAGTTGAACAGGTATCTGTACTTGAGCAGATGCCTGGTCAGTCACTGACTCTACAGTCTGAGGTGTTTGCGATGTCTCGCCAAGAAACGATTGACGCTATAAAGGAATGCGAGTCGTCAGACCTGAGAGCGATACCAATCTGGGGTAAACGCAAAATCAACGGAGTTCCGTCATCAATCATGGTTGATGTTACCTGTGGACCACTCTGGGGAAGCAGGCGATAAAAATGAAAAGATCTAAATTGACAGCTGAATTTGTAAGAAAAGATTTGAAGCCAGGCAAATACATGGACGGAGGCGGGTTATTTTTGCAGGTCAGAAAAGACGGATCAAAGTACTGGGTACACCGATTCCAGATGGATAAGCGTAGAACTGATATGGGTTTAGGTAGGTACCCAACAATCACTATCAGTCAAGCCAGAGAGAAGCGTGATGCCAATGAAAGACGCATCGCGAACGGTATCAATCCTGTTAGTGTGAAGGCGTCTGCTACTGCGTCCATGATGAAATATTATTATCACTTTATTGGCAGTGATCACTTACCAGAAGACCCAAAAATCAGCGTTGCGATTTTGCATCTTATCGACTCATACGAGCACTGGTGCTGGGCGAAAGGCTTACCAGTTTTCCCAATAGATGAGCAAGACATTAGATCATTCAGCAAAAAAGAAGCTGGCATTCTGAATTTTTATAGTCTTCTGAGAGCTTCTTTGCTCGACGATTTCCGCATTAAAGCAAAAGAAAAAGGAGTGAATATAGATAATGAAAAATAAAATCAAAATTCTTAAGTGTAAAGACGTATTACAGATCACGAGTTTATCAACATCAACGATGTATCGCATGATTCAGGACAATCGTTTCCCAGCACCCATTAAACTTTCAACACATGCTGCTGGCTGGATTGAAAGTGAGGTCTATGAATGGATCAGTGAACAAATGGCAAAAAGAGGTAAGACAAATGATGACACCTGATTGGGCTGCTCGGCATCATTACTATCATCACAAAAATAGTAAGAGTGCCGAGCCAGCGAGAGAGTTGTTTGATAAATGCCACGTCAGGCCTTTGGTCAAGCAGGCTTGGGATACCGTCAGAACATCTGCGGATGATTTTGAATTAGAAACCGCTGAGCAAACAATCAAACGACTTGATGGCAACCACAATGAAAGCACGAACAGCAAGATGTTTGCGGGAACTTGTGTGCAGTGGGCTTGCGATGAAATCCTGATAAATCAAAAAGATCCAGCAGAAATCTATGCATGGGCTTTAGAAAAATTCAAAACTCATACAATACGCACCTGGGATGGCGGCAAGGACGCCAGAGATTGGGAGATTTGCGCCGAAGTTCTTACAGACACCATCCGGTCCAGCGTTGAGGGATTAAGAGAAGTGATGTCGGGGCAGGATATCGTTGGCGAGAGCGAACTGAAAGGCTGTTTGTTCGATAACGAGCTACCGCATATCAACCGTCCTGATTATGTAGGCGTTGGCGATCTTAAAACCAAATGGCCTACTCAAGACTCTCGCTCTAAATCTGGAAAGCGGAAAGCGTCCTTGCCTAAAACTCTTGATGGAATGTTTACCATTAACAACGTATTCCAGGTGGCGGGTGGCTGGTACATAAACGGTAGAAAACCTGTCTGGCTGCTGTACGCAAACGAAGATGGCTATGCAATTTTTAACCAAGATAACTGTGAACAGTTACAACCTGAGTTTCTTGAGCAGTGTTGTCAAAAGATGTCAGTTCATCACAGAGCAATCGAGAACAATCTAAAAGCGCATAGCGACAAGGAGTCATTATTACTAAGCCAGGCTCCAGACTTCGATCACATCTCATGGTCTGAGCCGCCTGGAGTTATTGAAGAAGCAAAGAGAATATGGGGTATAAAATGAACGAAGCACAAAGTGATGCGAATAGATCAGAGAGTATCGGTAAACTAGCCGCTGCATTAAGTAAGTTTCAGGCAGAGGTTGAGAATCCAACAAAAGATAGTCAGGGTCATAATTATAAATATGCTGATCTGGCTAATATCTTGAACGCAGTTAAACAGCCACTGACAAACAACAAGTTATCTGTATGTCAGATGCTTGGATCAAGCGCACAAGGGATTTCAGTTACCACAATATTAATGCACGAGTCGGGAGAATACATCGAGTCGATGCTGTCCTTACCTCAAGAAGCAAACAGTCGTATGTCAGCAGCCCAACAAGCTGGAGCCGTTATTACATACGCTAGGAGATACGCCTTAGCCGCTTGCCTCGGTATCGCTCAGCAAGATGATGATGCGCCGAAGCCAAGCGTATCGCATTCAGATGAGGGAAAAGCGAAGCCCGTAAATCAGTCACCTCAACCGAAAAACACGGAGCAACTCACTCGGCTTGCAAAGGACGCCTGCGCTGAAATTCATGCGATGACTAAGGCCGGACAGATACATATTTGGACCGCCAAGAATGAGAAAAAGCTTGAGACACTCAAGGCTTCGAATGAAGCTTTGCTGCTGATGGTTACAAATGCTTTGGATGACAAAAACAAGGAACTGACCGAGCAAGAGATGCCTATCGCCAAAACACATGGCAAAGAGCCTGATCCGCTACCACCAGTTCCACCATTTAACGATGAAGAAATACCATTTCCATAGGAGAAAATCATGGCATACCCACATTTCAGTAACAGTAAAATGCAACCACTTAGAGAAAAAGAGGTTGGCGTGACCAAAGGCAGAGAGTATCAAGTAAGTGCTTGGTTTGAAGTCAAGACCCCTTACGATGAACAAACAGGCAAATACGCACCGATGCAAGTTTCGCAGTTGGAGGCGATCGAGGAAGCGCTGGACACGCTCCGCAGCGTAGGTGCAAACTTGAAAGTAACAATAAAAGAGAAGGGTCAGGGAGAGGCCAGACAGTGGCCTGTTGCTTTAAACACAAAAGTGTTTATCAACGACAAAGAAAAGACCTCTGCGCCGAGACCGCTCGGTACAGAGAACGCTTGGGATCGTTTCAAGCGATAGCTACTTGCCTACCGACTTTTGAGCCTTGCGGTGAGCAGCCATAAAGCTGCTCCCGCCTTCCATTTCTTTTCTCATCATGCTCATGTGTTTTGCGCTGTGATGAACAGAATGCTTTTTTAGAGTTTTCTTCTGCCGATCTGTCAGTTTTGCCATTAGTACTTCATTCCAGACGGCGGCTTCGCACCACCCATCTTCTTCCTGTTCTTCTCTCTAGCCTTTTTCATAGCTGACATCTGAGAACCTTTTGGCTTCATTCCCGAACCATATTTACCTGGCATATTTCACCTCACGCTTTTGCTTTGTTTCGTTTCGATATTGCCCTAGCTTTCGCTCTGGCATCTGCTTTACTACTCGCGCCCCACGCCCGGAGTGAAAGAAGTAACCTTGTTGGCTTCCCATCTTTCTTTTCTGGCCCTCGAGCAGCACCCATCCGCGCAAGAAAGCTTGCCCTGCGCGGTGAGTCTCCTGAAGAAACTGGCCGTCTTAGGTTAGATCCTGGGTTCTCTCTCTCATAGGATCTGCGCCCCTTCTCATTGAGACCACCCTTGGGGTTCTTACCTTCCTTGCGTTGCCAGGCTGGAGTTTTAGCCACGCCTCACGCTTCCTGTTCTAGAAGCTTTCTCAGACTCCTTGGGTCCAGCGATCTTCTGCAACGTACCGTAGACGTACCTGTCCCGCTCTTTACCCTTCAGCCCCTTCTTTCGCGCCTGAGCCATCAGGCTGCGCTCTAGCTTCTCTGGCATCTAAACCTCCAACTCATCGTTGATCATCGCTTCAGAGAGCCGTGTGGCCCTCGTACCTACCTGTCTGGCCCACCTGCTGTCCATCATCTCTTCTGCGCAGTCCTCGTACCTACCATCCTTGGCAGCTTGAAGAGCAAGTTTGAACTGTAAGAAACGACTTATACCGAGATTAAAACACATATCTACAAAAATTCTTTGGCGAACCTCAGAAAGATCACGCCACCAAGGGATACTATCATCGAGCTCCCGACTCACTCTCAGGATGTCGTTGTCCAGCAGATACCTGGCTTCGTCTTCGGTAATGCCTAGCTCTTCGACGTTTCTTCCTACGCCTAGCGTAATGTACCCTGCGCTGCATTTGTAGCTCTTAAGCTCTAGCCCCTCATGTAGAATTAACTGATCTTTCAGCTTGTCTACATCCATGTCTGCATACCTCATTACTTGTTCAGCAAATCTTTATCTGCGCGGCGCGCTCCACCGCGCCCGGTGACAAAACTCCGTAATCGACCCATAGCCCACTGGTGTGCTGAAACTTTAGGCCGGGAACCCGCTGAGTAGTACGCCCCGAGCCCACGTTTATAAACTTTCTCCATGGTGGACCGTGAGAATCGTGAGCTCATTCCTTTATAAGTAGCCATTATCCTCGACTCCTTTGTCTTGAGATGCGGTCCATCTCTTCCTTGGTGAGCGTACCCTTGCGATACTTCTCCGCTGTTCGCTTGATCTCTGCTCTTCTGGCTTCTGGGTTAGCAGCACCAGCAGTATACTTCACAGGAACACCATCTTTCTTTTTTACTTCACGGAACTTCCGCATCAGAGATCTAGCCATTACTTCTTTCTCATGCTCATCAGCTTATCCGCCGATTTTATACCGAAACTGGCACTTACAACCAAAAATAATAGATACTGATACCAGTCTGGCAGATTATCCAGTGCCGCGAAACCCTGGTTGACTCTCTCGATTACTGCGGGATCGTTGACTATTACGCTATACGCAACGCCCAGCAGCGGTAGAGAGATCAGAATAGCAAACCACTCATCCTTCCATGACTTCGCGGTGGCGTCAGCCATCTTGTTTTCCCAATCCGCATCATTCTGAATCGCGTTGATTTTGCGTTGCTGAATTGCCCTCTTCTCTTCAGCCTTCCCTTTGAGAAACTCTTTACCCAACTCCATTGCTGGGCCTAGTAACATCTGGATCATTTCTCACCTCTAGCCTGGTAGGCACTGGCCCCAAAGAAACTAGCAACCAGAGCAGACACCGCTATGAAATACGTCCCTGCAATATCAGCAATCAAATCAGCAGCTTTCTCAAGCCCAAACAGATCACATATAAAAATACCACTTGGATACAAGAGCAGCCCAAAAAGCGCGAACCAGGCCATCTTCCTGATGCTATCTCTCTGTGCGTCAGCATCCTCCATCTTGCGTCTACGGTCTTCAAGCTCAAT